TCACCAACGTCAGCAGAGATAGAGCTTGAGAGCTTACCAGAAGCTACTGCACCTGTAGAGGAACTTGACGCAACAGTTGCTTGTCTTTGTGCTGCAACAGGTTCAAAGAGTTCTCTTGTAAAGTTCATGTACTGTGGGATTAGCTCATTAAAACCCTCAAGCTTTTGTTCTGTCACAGCCATACGAGAAGCAAGGCCACTACCAGTCTTTGCCTTAGCCCCAGCGGAAGCTGTCTCTCTAATTCTGGTAGCAAGGGAGGAGGCTGTCATGTAGCCTTTATTATAGTCCATCATTATTCCTTAGTGTTAGAATCCAAGAATAAGCTTGCTCCAGAAAGAAGCTTTAGCTGTAGCCTCTGCTGCTTTCTCTTTCTTACCTGCAAGCAAAAGCTCTGCGGCCCTGTCTTTTTCAGACTCATAGGCTTGGAAAGCAAAAGCCATAGTGTCACGTTCTTTCTGCCAGAGATTATCTAGAGCTAGAGTAGTAAGGTTATTCTGATTCTTAGCAGACTCTAGATTGGCGGTGTTCTGTGCAGCAGTGTTTATTGTAGCTACGTTCTGTCTCCACTGGGCATTAGCCTGAGCAATCACCAAAGAGTTAGTAGCATTAAACTGGTCACGCTGTGCTTCCAACTGCGCGTTAAACTTACTAGCAGCGTTAGTCTCACCAGCATTAAACTGCTTCATAGCATTGCCCTGTTCAGCATTGAACTGACTTACACGGCTGGTTAGGTCTGCAAAGAATTGATTAGTCTGGTTCTCGCTCGAAGCATTAAACTGACTTGCAGCATTCCGTGCAGCTTGATCTGTAAGCAATGCTTGTACGTTAGACTGCGCACGGAACATAGTTGTTTGTTGTTCATTGTCAAGGTTAGCCATGTCTACCTGTAGGAACGCTTGTGCATTCTGAACAGCAGCCTGTTGACGATTACTTAGGTTAGCCATGTCAAGGTTAGCAAGGGCAGCAGCCTGTGCCATAGTCATAGCCTGACGGTTGTTTAGATTCTCCAAGTTCACCGTGTTGACAATACGGCTGTTTTCCATCGCAATGTTTTGTTCTGCGGTGAAGTTCATGTTAGCAATGTCTGAAACTTTAGCTGCGTTCATAACACGAGTCTGGAAATTCTGGTCAAACTCTTGGCCGAGGAAGGTAGCACGTTGCTGAGCAGCAAAAATTGCAGTCTGCTGTCTGTTGGATAAGTTCTGTCCCTCAAACTGTGCAAAGGTATTCGCATCAACCTGAGCAATAGGTAGCGCAGACTCCATAGCAGCCTGAATGACAGCCTGTCCAGCCATAGAGGATGCACCAAGACCACGAGCAGCTAGAGTAGCATTAGCAGCCCGCATAGCCCCTGCAGCCCACGCTGGTGTATTACCACCCTCGAACTGTTGCATCAACCCTTCAAGCTGACCCTGCACAGTAGCCTGCTTAGTGGGAGTAGCCTCTGCTGCCTGAATGCTTTCTACTAGGTTATTAACCTTAGCAGCATCTACAGTGGAACCAGAGATTAGTTCTCCCTCTTCAACCTGACGCTGTACTGGGTTATCCATAAGGATGCCAGTACCCTGTTCAGCCTTACGACCCTCTAAGGAGCTATCCTTCTGCTGTGCAGCTTGGACTGTAGCACCCTCAGACACAGTGCCAGTAACAGCCTGAAGTCCTGCTGTCTCCTTCTTAACATCCCCAGAAGCAGTGGCAGCTTCAACAAGACTAGCAGGAGTAACTGTAGGTGCAGTAGCAGCTTCAACATTAGTTACTGTTGCTGCATCTACCTTTGGTGCAGCATCAACCTGACCTGCATTAGGGTCAATCAATGTGTCGGGGGTGGCTTGTATGTTAGCTACATCAGCTTCCGTAGTGAGGTCTGATGGGTCACGGATAATTGCTTGAGTAAGTTTATCTGCTGCAGATAGACCACCCTCAGCCATACCCGCACGTTTCTTAACTACGCGAGAGAACTTTCCCATACGTGCTGCTGCGCCGGGATTGGACGATAGGAAAGCTTCCATCATCTTAGGGTCTGTTGGCCCGTCATAGCCCATCTGTTTGAGCAAGTTATGCTGCTGTTGGGGATTGAAGTCCACTCTATGTCTCCAGACGTTTGTTGTATCTTATACTAAAATAGGTTTGACTGCAAGTGTTTTATTAAGCTGGGTAAGGATAACGAACTTTAATCTCATTGATCTTAGCCAGCCACTCAGCTTTAGTTGCCTCTTCCCGTAGCATCTGCATAGCGATGGGGTCAGCCTCAACAGAGTATGCCCTTTGGCGACTAACCTCTTGTTCTTCTCGCGTAGGTGGAAGTTCAGGTTCTTTAGCTGGAGGAACAAAATTTACCCCATCAAAAACCCACCCAATCTGCGCAGTATCGTGCTGTTGCCATCCACTAGGAGCAACTACCCTATTATTATCAGTTGCAAAGTTGACAACAACACCGTCCTGAACCTGAATAAATCTCATGCAAATTCCTCCACAATAATTAGCCCACCAGAACCAGCACCGCCTGCATGGTTTGTTGTTAGTACAGTGACTCCAGCACCACCACCACCAGCACCAAAGCCAGTTGCTGCGCCCCCAGCATCTCCACCTGATGCCCCAGAAACAATAAAGCCGTTCCCACCGCCACCATAATTGCTTGATGCACCAGTACCCTGAGATACGCCGAACCCACCACTTACAGTGCCACTAAGCCCACGTTGTCCAGTAATATTTATTGCACCACCAGATGCCGCACCGCCTGCACCACCACCTGAAGATACACTTGAAGAACTTGCTGTTCGACCAACACCTCCAACGCCACCAGAAGCAGATAGAGAAGCTCCAGTGCCAGAAAATGTAGTTGTCCCGCCCGTATCACCAGTAACGCCTGCCAATCCAGCACCACCACCACCCCCACCACCAACGGTATAAGTGTAGCTTGCGGCGACAGAGGTTATAAGAATTTCTGTCAATCCACCAGCACCGCCCCCGCCAGCACACCCTGCTGTTCCAGCGCCTTGGCCATCAACGCCACCCCCACCCCCACCACCGCCAAGGCAAGTCACACGAATAGCTTTTGTGCCTGCCGTAGGGGTGTATGTAGCACTTGAGCCAGTGTCATAAAGGGTTATACTTCTTGGAGAATAGAGTTGACCGATACTATTACTGACACCACCTGTACCTGTGATAGCGCCAGTGGTTGTGACAGCGCCTGTAGCATTGATAGCGCCCACTACGTCCAGTGCCACCGTTGGGGTAGATGTCAGTATACCCACCCTGTCGTTAGTAGTATCAACAAACAGCACATTTGTATCTACAGTAAGGTTCCCAGTGAGGGCCAAACTAGCAAACGTAACCCCACCAATAGAGCCTCCAGTAATAGCAACATTATTAGCAGCCTGAGTTGCAATAGTTCCAAGGCCAAGGTTAGTTCTTGCATCAGATTGATTAGATGCACCAGTACCACCATCAGCTACAGCAAGATCAGTAATACCTGTGATAGAACCACCAGTGATAGTTACACTTGGTGCAGTGACAGAGGTAAAAGTTCCAGCAGCAGCGGTAGTTGCACCGATAGTAGTTGCATCAACAGTACCACCATTAATGTCAGCAGTATCAGCAACCAGAGAGTCAATATTGGCAGTACCATCAATGTATAGGTCTTTCCATTCTTTGGTGGTAGACCCAAGGTCATAAACATTATCTGCACCGGGGAGAACATGTCCATCACCAGTAACTTCTACACGAGTGACAACAGCCCCATCAAGAGCAGTTTGAAACAGCAAAGAGGTTTTATTTACAGTTGAGCTAAAAGTATCATCCGCTACAGCTTTAATAGTAGCAGCAACCAAAATAGCATCACCACCACCAGATACGTTAGGTGCTTGGAAGTCCACTTGACCGAGAGGCTCTCCTGAGGTAACTGCAGTATCATTTCTTTGCAGGGTAATAGTACCCGCAGCAGCCGTGGCAATAACTGTAGCAGCACTCAGGGTAGCAGTACCCGCACTGATAGCAGCAGTATCAGCAACCAGAGAGTCAATGTTTGCAGTACCCGTAATGTATAGGTCTTTCCACTCACTACCAGTTGCACCCAAGTCATGGGTATTGTCTGCAGAAGGGATTAAGTTAGAGGCTACATCTGCGGTAACAGTAACCGTGTCTGCCGCTGTATCACCCAAAGTAGTGTTACCGTTTACAGTAAGGTTGGCTGTGATGGTAGCAGACTCATCCACCTGTAGAGTATCTACCTGAGCAGTACCGTCGATATAAATGTTACGCCACTCATCAGTAGCAGCCCCAAGATCGTGTGTGTTATCTACAGAAGGGATCAGGCTAGAGGCAATATCTGCGGTGACAGTCACGGTATCCGTAGCTGCGTTACCTAGAGTAGTGTTACCGTTTACAGTAAGGTTGGTAGTAATGGTAGCATTTCCAGTCACAGTAAGGTCAGCAGCAATAGTAGCAGACTCGTCTACCTGAAGAGTGTCTACTTGTGCAGTACCATCAATGTATAGGTTACGCCACTCATCAGTAGCAGCCCCAAGATCGTGTGTGTTATCTACAGAAGGGATCAGGTTAGAGGCTACATCAGCAGTCACGGTGATAGTATCAGTTGCAGCATTACCAATCGTAGTGTTACCATTAACTGTCAGGTTAGCAGTAATAGTAGCAGACTCATCAACTTGGAGAGTGTCAATGTTAGCAGTACCATCAATAAACAAGTCCTTGAACTCAAGGGCGCTTGTACCTAGGTCAACAGTGTTGTCAGTCTTAGGTCGCATAACTGAAGTAGTGATAACAACATCTAGAACTGGGCCAATGCCAACAATAGGCGCACCACCACCAACAGTACCATCATGGGTGTGACCTGTGGTTGCATCCAAAGCAGCTTGGATTGCGTCAAACTCTCCGTCTAGGTCTGAAGCATTGATTGTGTTGCCATTGGCAATGTTGTTTGGGGTATCGTTGCGAGTATAACCTGTTGCCATTTTACTGCCTGTCGTTGTTAAGATACTCTATGGTAATAGCATCCAAAGAGAAAGGGGGTGTTATGCTATAGAACCCATACTGAAGACTTATAGTGAAACCAGAACCAACCATCTGTGATGTAAAGGAGTATGTTAGTTTACCCCCATATATTGCAGTCCCGTAGGTAGCAGCACCATAAAAGAAGGGGCTATCAGCAGTGTTTTGCAACAAGATTTGTGGTGGTTGTATTTCGCCAACCTGACTAAAGTTTAACTCTGGGTTAACTACTCCAGAGATAGAACCTTCTGGGTTTACATATGTAGTCAGTTTGTACAAAGTCTTTCGTACTCTAGGATCACTCAGTGGAATATGTGGGGTGAAGTATTGGGCAAAGATAGCTGTACTATCAAAACTATTCCCAGACTCCATACGATACACATAACCATCTTTGTTAGCGAATAAGATTGTCTCAGATGAGTCTGCGCTAGAATAAACACTGTCTGCTACATATGCAAGGATACCATTTAGTTCTGCCCAAGCCATACCCTGTGCTGTTTGGTCTACAAACTGTGTGGCTAAAACTCCTACAGAACTTGAAGTAGTTCTATTTGAAGCGTATCCAAAAAGTCTATACTGGTTTTTACCACGAATTACACAAGAAGTAAAGCTAGTATTTGAAGATATAAGATCATCTACTTCAGATTGGATTGGACGAGATGCAACTGCAAAACCAAAGTCACCAATCTTGTCGGTTGCGCTAAGAAGTCTAACGCCATCTGGCCCAAGGAAAGCAATGTCACCACCAACTTCTTGGATAGTGTCTGTTCTCACACAACCAATATCAGCAGAGATAGGTTGCAACTGAAAGTCTGAGATAGTGTTACCAACGATCCTGTGTATTTGGTCTGTGCTAAAAATAATAAGCTGTTCACGGAAAACAATCATCCCTGTAACTACATGAGCTAGGTTGATTGAGCCTGCCCCATTAGCTGCAGAGAAGTCTGTATCTGTGTAGGGTGCAGTGAAAGTTAGGTTTGTTCCATTAGCAAAGAACAAGTGGTTCTTAAACTGAGTTACATGACTAGCACCAATAACATCTGATGGTGCGCTAGTGATTATAGAGAAGGCAGAGCCAGAATACTTAAACGGGCGGTTAGCACCATCCACCCCCACGAGGGCAGTAGTACCTGAGAAGTTATAACGCTCAAACCGCATCTTAGAACTATTGGGGCGTCCAGAGTTAAGGAACGTAATAGCTGCATTGTCTGCGGGTGAGGATGCTAGTGCTGGGGAGATAGCAAAAGTTGCACCCCCAGAGGTAACAGTTACACTACTGGTAATAGCATAAACCTTTTGTACACTTCCTATAGTAAAGGTATCACCCTGCTGTGGTGTCCCAGTCAATCCATCAACTACAAGGGTTGAACCAGTCTGGCTTCCACCATTAACAAGCACAGTGCCATAGGTTGGGGTATTGATCTTGATCCAGCCTGTCCCATCAGATGACCAAAGATTACTCCCACGGGCAGCAATAGCTCTCTGACCAAAGTATACAAGACCTTCAATTAGAGTTGAGTTGTTACCAAAAGTCACCGCTGCTTTATCTGCAGGGGAAGAAGCCAACGAAGTGCTAAGTGTTAGGGTAGAGGTCTTTGCAGTGCTATCAAAAGTTACAGAAGATATTGTATAGGTTCCTGTTACACCTGAGATAGTCAGCGTATCACCTACAAGAGGTGTATCATAGATGTTTGCAATGATAAGGGTTGTACCTGTCTGTCCACTACCCTGCACAAGGGGTTCACCATAGGGCGGGACAAAGGCAGTATCAAATTTCGTAAAGCCTAGGATACGTTTATAACCACCCTCAATAGAAGGTTCAAAGTTTGTTAAACGTCTGGCTGATCCCGGTGCAGTAATACCCTGTTGAAGCGGGGAGATGTTTGTAACAAGTCCACCCTTAACTTCAATAGGGAATGTTTCCCATGCTGTTGGCATATTACCCTACCCGCATGTTCATAGAGTCACCTCTGGTAATACGAGTGTCTCTGATATACTCATAACGATTGATGTAGAGAGAACGCATATCCTTAATACCTGCATCAAATTTCTGTAGGTGTAGGGTAGCATCCTGAGTATTGCCACGGAAAGTATATGCGTAGTACATAGCACCATCTACAATAACAGAACGAAACTGCTCTGGGTAGACAGGTACATCTGTATAAACATCTAGGCTAACGGTGTTCTTGTAGTATTCATACACCAGTTCATAGGCATAGTTTGGTACAGGATGAATACCATAGAATTGATTAGGCGCTCTAAAGACTCTCTTAGGTAGGCTTCTGATAGAGGTGTTCGTGGTATTGTATTCATCATCTAGATAGTTCTCTAGATATTCCTCGTAAGCAATGATCTTTAGTTTCTGCGTAGTGTTGTTAAAAGCACTGTTACGCTTGATACGGAATGAGTCAAAGTCTATCGTCTTTGCATCACTAGGGTAAGCATAACGAACTGTACCTGCAGTCAGCGTTTGGTCTTTTGTGAAGTGATTAAAGGGCCACTCAAACTGGTTCTGACCAAGGTACTGTAGTGCAGAGTTAATAGAGTCTTTAGCCGAAGAGTAGAAACCAGTAGCCGCAGCAAAGTTAGCAGAGGTCAACTCAACTTCATTGAGCCTACGATTCACATCATTCACAAGGCCAAGAAAATTGTAAGCTGACACGTTGTCTATCCTTAAAAGTTAAAAGAGTACCCCCGTGAAGAGGTACTCTCTGTTATCTTAGGCTAATTAAGCCAGAACGTCACGATCAACTTCTGCAGCGGTTTTACGTGCATCAACGTCCATCAGGATAGCGAAGACACGAACCACACCCGAAGTTGGGGCAGTCGTAGCAGTAGCAATCAACAGGTCAATCGTATCAGCCGTACCAATTACAAGAGGTTGGAAAGCAGCAGCATTCTGAGCATAAGCACCAGCAGCAGCAGCATCAAGGTCAAAGCCATCAATAAAGATATCAGGCTCAGTCGTGGTGACACCAAGGTCAACAGTCGTATCGTTCGACTCACCGCCAGCAACGGTAACAACTTCCAGACCAGCGTTAAGGATGATGGTGTTAGCAGGTACCGAGATTGCTTCAATAACGTCAGCAGCAGCCAGAGCCGAGCCTTTCGCAGTTGCAGCAGCAGCGAAGTCAATCAGGACTTCTTTGAAGTAGGGCATACGCCCAGCGGTGAAACCATCAACTTTTCCGCCCGCAAGAGTAGTAACAGTAGCCATTTAAATTCCCTTTCCTAGGTTATGGCAGAGTTAAGAGGTACCCCCGAAGGGATACCCAGAGTAACTTAGCACTAGGCTAGATTATATTTTGCGGTGGCGATTGCTTCTGGACGCAGAATCTTACGACCATACAAGTGCATACCACGGATGATGTCCGCGAACGAGTCTGGGTCACGGTAGGTTTCGGTCTTGTTAATCTGCTCTGCCGTAGCAACAGCCGACTCATGACCAGCAACGATCACACCGTAGTTCGAGTTCTGGTTAGCCGTACCAGTCGTAGCAGCACCCGTACCAACCGAAGGCAGGTTGTTCGAGACGTACACACGGAAGCCATTCCAGTTTGACAGAACCAGACCGTTACGCAATGCACCCGAATCACCGTAGTCAGCATTCAGGAAGCGCGAGTCTTCGTCCATCAGTACTTCCATCAACACTGGGTCGATCACAATCCAACGGCCCACTTTGTCAACATTCTGTTGATCCAACAGACGGCCCATGCGGTTAATCAGCATGACGGGCGAGACGTGAGTGGTTGGCAGTGCAGTAGCACCGGGTAGACGAGCAGCTACAGGGATCGAATGATCTGCTGCAGAAGCAGTGGTGATGTTGCCAAAGCTGCTCTTGATCAACTTCATCGAGGTCAGCAGTTCGTCAGAACCAGCAGTCGTGACAGCCTTAGTGCCGTTCACAACGTCATTTACTGTATCTGCATCCAAATGGAGAGTCGACTGCTTGTAACCCGACAGGTAACCCAGAACTTCTTGGTCATGCTGGTCAGCCAAGCGGTAAGCCGCACGGTTGGTAGCCAAGTCCATGAAGTTTACGTGCGAGTGAGCTTCTTCGATATCGTCGATTTTGAATGCAAAGTAGTTAGCTTTGTCGATTACCAGCGAGAAGTCAGCATCCTGCAGGTCTTGTGCTTGCACTTGAGTGCCACGAGCATAAGCCGAAACAGAGATTTCAGGTTCTTTGATAATACGAACAGTATCACCCTGAGCCGAGATTTCACCAAAGTAATCCGAATTAGTGATGTCGCTAACAACGGTTGCCTTACGGAAAGCAAGTTGTACTTTTTTGGAATAGATAACTGACGAGAAGTTACCATTAGGCAAATTGCCGTGACCCGAAGCAGATTGGAAAGCCATGAGAAATACTCCTATGATATTTGGCTTGTATTAGAAGCTAAACAGAGCGATAAGAGGCTGAGTCTTTCCTAGGGTGCATCTTCTCTTTAGGTTGATCGACCTTCGAGGGACGGGCCTGTACTTTTCAGGTGGGTCTTACTTATAGTTTAGACTTAAAGTAGGCAAGTAGCATTGGGTAGTCTTGATCAGAGTCCTACGCCACTTGCCATAGTTATACGAAGTTTACCTTATTTGTCAAGAGTTATCTTGCACCACCACTCATATCATAAACAAAAGTACCATTCTGCATTGCAGTCTGAATACGCTTTTCCATTTTTTCAAAGGTCTTCATATCCATCTTGTTGACATCAGACTCACGAATAGTCTCTTTGCCACCATCAAGATCAACACCAGTCTTACTCTTAGCTACAACAGATGAGGCAGCTTCCTTGGCACTAGCTTTCTTAGCCGCAGGGTTCATACCCTTGTCAACTTTGTAAAGATCAATGACACGGATTACAGCACGAGCATCTTCTTCATTCTCATAAAGAACATCCTGTACCCACTTAGGTTGTTCATCAGCCCAGTCATGGAAAGCATCTGACTTACGTAGGTCATCAAAATCAGTATGACTCTCACGAATTGTATTCAGGGCTTTGTTGCGTGTAGTTTCAGTAGTAAGCTTTTCATACTCATCAAACTGCCGCTCATACTTAGAGAGTTTCTCTGCAGCTTTCTTCTCTGCAATAGTCTCTACAATGGATGCCACATCAGGATACTTACGCGCCCATGCTGCAATATCCTCATCCGACTTGGGTGGAAGGATTGTGTTCTGGTTGGGTTGAGCCTTGAGAGTTTCAAGTTGAGTTGCCCATTCCTTTTCCTTCTCAGACATATGACGACGAAGATCACCATAACGCTTCTTAAAGGTACGCTCTTCTGGGTCTGTAGGTTCTGCTTCTTCTGCAGGTTTAGCTTCTAGAGGAGTCGTATCCTCTTCAGATTCCTTACCCTGCATAAGATCATTAAGTTCCTGCTCTGCGTCTGCAATCCGCTGACGATTCTTACGGTTGGAACCATTGTTATCTATGAGTACTTTAGTGATAGCCATGTATTATCCTTTATAGTGGGGTCAGCCTAAGCTGAGTTGCCTTATTGTTTTCCTGCCAGACCTTTTGTCTTAGCACGGGGTTTCTTTGGTTTAGTTACAAGACCACCTTCTGCAAATCTTTCCGATCCCGCTTGAACTCTAACTTGTTGTGGGCCAGAGGGTGTGTCTACAGTTCTTGTGCGTGGAGTAGTAGCTGCTGGTCTAGGTGTAGATGATGTGTTTACAGTTCCTGCATTTGGGGTACTTGAGTATCTTGTGCCACCCTGCTGATCTCTATCATTCTCTTTACGAGGGGGTTTCTGGCTACCCATAGTCGTTGGGCGAGGGTCAATATTAGCCGCTCTTGCAGCAGCAACAGGGGTAAGAGAAGCAGGAGCAGCAGTAGGAGCAGCAGTAGGAGCAGCAGCAGGAGCAGCAGTAGGGGGTGGAGTTTCGCCTAGTCTTTCTTGAACACTATTAAATAAACCGTTACCCGTAGCTGCAACCTTACTAAAGATTAAACCTTTTTCTATGAGAGAAAGACCACCAACGTATCTCTTAACTTCTTCAGCCAAGGCTTTATACTCAGGTGAGTCTGTCTTACCCTGAGCTTCCATAAACTTCAGAGAAGCATTGGCATTTGCAACATTCTGAATATCCCTATCTTTTCCAGTAACAATACCTATAAGACCCCCTGCTAATCCCGGAAGGTTAAGGTCATCCTCAGACTTTTTAAGTGAGTTCATACCAAATTCGTAAGGGTTGCTAGTAATAGCATCAAAGTTTTCATCTAACCAACCATCATAATTAACTGGTTCAGGTGGGGTACCATCATCACTACGGTTGCGGTTGTTTGAGTTTGGTTTTGGAGTTTGTGCCTTAGTTGCATTGTAGGTATCTTGCAGAGCCTGTGTCCAAGGGACAAAACCCGGAGGGATAGTAGCAAGTTGTGTCCCATTCATAAATCCAATAGTCATCTTCTTCCCTGTAGAAGGGTTAAAGTATACACGGGAATCAATAGGGTTTGAACCAGAGTCTTGCATAGTGAAGTCAGCACGATCAAACGCCATGCCACCCTCAGCCATACCAGAGGACGAGGACATAGCTTGTGCTAGCATCTGTTCTTCCTCAGGAGTAAGCTCTTCATCTTGTCCCTGCATAGGTACACCACGAGGGTCTACAGGCACACCACCAATACGACCAGCAGACTCCATCTCCATCATGCCCTGCTTGGCTTGACTGCGTAGGTCTTCAAAGAAGCGCACACCATAGTAGCGCAAGACATCTGCGGGAACTACATATTCACCACCAGAAAGCTTTGCATCTACATCATCACGAACTTCAGAAGCCAAAGCTCCGGGCGGGATGTTGTTGCCAGTTACGGGTTCTCTCGACATACCATCATCGGCCATGCCACCCTGTTGCATTAGTCTATTCATTTGTTCTTCCTCTACCATGCCACCTTCGGCATATCTTTGGTTTGTTGATATAGTGTCTGAATTTTCTGATGCAAAACCAAAAGATTTTTGTGCATCTGGGGTCAACATATTAACGGAACTGTTCTCATCTATAAGTTTAAAAACATCTTCCAATGAAGCGTTGGGGTTACCATATGGCCTACGTCCAAGCCTATACGCTGTTGTTGCAGCGGCTTTAGATGACACTTGTCCCATAAGAGATGGATGATTTTTCATAGCTTCAGCTTGTAGCTCTTGACCAATACCTTGACCACGAAAATCCTCAGGGACTTCAAGACTAATTACAGAAGCTGGGCCATCTTTCCTTTCGAGTACTTGAATATACCCACCGCTTTCAGGGTGCTTATACAATTTATATGTAGCACCATCACCAAAGATACTAGAAGCATCTTGAGACTCTATCTCAAAACTTTGTCTTTTTTCACCATTACTTTTAAGGTTGTCTGACGCAAGACCAAAAACTTTTTCTGGATTCATTGGGCCGTCAACACCCTCAGCTCCATTCCAGTATCTTACTTCGACCTTAACCTTTGGAACATTAAGTGTATTTGCTACTGCTACTCTTGTATTACCTTCAAGAAGATATGGCTGACCAAAATGATTTACGGCCACAACTATTTTGTTACCTTTTTGATCTGGGTCAAAACCATTCTCTTTGGCATCAGACAGTAGTTTATCATATTGATAATCTCCCTTTGACCTCTTTTCGTTCTCTAGTCCCGGAATACCTTTAAGAATATTTGTCGGTAAAAAGAAATCGGATTTTCCACCAATAACACCCGTTGTGGAACCAACCATGAATTTTCTATCAGGATATTCAGATGCTCTTTTCTGCTTTCCTTCAAGCCATTCTCCACCGGGATTGTCTACTTTAAAGTCTTGCATAACTTTGGAGGGAATAGCCTCTGTTGCAAAAGTCTCAAGTTGTTGTCGTAGTTGTTCTTCTTTAGCTACAGGAAGTTTTCCTGTTGGCATATAGTTCTCACCGTATATAGGTTCTTGTCCAAGTCTAGCGTATACAGAATAACCTTCATTAGCTGCTCTATCATAAACTGTGGAGGGTAGAGTTTTTTGTCTTTCTTCTGGGGTAAGTTCTGCCCACAACTGTGCAGCACGAGATTCAATTTCACCCGGATTTTCTTCATATTTTTTAAAAGCTAACTCTAAGAGTCTGTTTCTTTCAGACTTAAAAGCATACTCAGTTTTTCCCACATTTCTAGCAAGTTTAACTATTTTAAAGGGGGATACAAAGTTACCAAGGTCTTCAAAATCTTTTCTAGCTTTCTCTGCAGTTTTTTCTAAACTATTAAGCTTAACTACGTCTTTATACATTTCCGCAGAATTAGTTCTCCAAGGGCCGGGTTTTTCTAACCCTGTTACAGGATCAATCTTTTTTGTCTTCTCAAGAAAGTATGAAGGGTTTGCACCACCAGACGCTCTTTCAACAGCCTGAACACCATGTTGTAATTCATGTAGTACAATACTACGTATTTTATCTGGATTATCATCCTCTAAATTTTGCAGACTGAGGCTAAGTGTTTTATTCTTAGCATCAAAACTGGCTGTATCTTTAATCAGAGTAGGATCAAAAACAACTTCAAAACCTTCAATTTGTGGGTAGTTGTCGTAGAACTCTGAAAAATCAACAACGTCTTTAATCGGCAACCTGACTGTTCCATCTCTACCTTTAGTCACTTGATTTTTAGAAGTAGAAGGGATTACTTGTTTAAGTGCATCAAAGTCTCTAATAGATGCCCCTTTAGGGTCAATATTAAAAACAGGTCTAGATAAGCCTCCTCTTTGTGGGAGATACTGAATGGTCGTTTCTTCGTAGACTTTTTGTGGGTCTTCACCCCTATTAAGAAGACGTTGTGCGCGGGCGACTTTACTCCTAGGAAAATTCCGAGCATTCTCCCCACCAAAAATACGAGTTACATTGGGATCATACCCATCTAGCAATCTTGGTGCAGAAGCTCCCATTACCATACTAGAAACATTCATAACATCTCTAGGTGTAGCATTAGGGCTACTAACAGCTTTAATGCTATCCAAAAAACCCTCTGCAACACCCTTAGCAAGACCTGTTGCTGTACCTAAAGGGTCTTCTGTCACAGCTTCATAGGCAGCACCAAGATTTTTAGAAAGGTTAGCTTTTCGTTCACTTGGACTTACCTCTGTATATGACATTGGTTGAATTTCATAGACAACACCAGATTTAGTTCTACGAGTTTTAAAACCTCCTTCACCACCCCAACTTATGTCGGTTTCTGGATCAGCCCCTAAAGGTAAAGCTGCAGGATCATAGTAATATCCATCTATCTGTGGTCGAGAAAACAAAGAGTTCTCTTCTTGCGAAGTTTGTTCTGGTGTTTCTGCCCCACCAAAGATGCTATTAAAAAGAAGGTCTGTGTAAGACAAACCTTTTTGCTCTGGTGTTGCTGCTCTAGCTTGAAGATAAGCATCCCTACGGTTTGGCGCAGGGAAAGCATTTAGTGTTTGTTCATCTTCGGTCATTCTACATTCACCTTATCACGAAGTTTTTGTAGTTTGCGTAGTGCAAGTAGCTCACCCTGAGCGCGATAGATTTCAACAGGGTCTTTCACTTGTTCCAAGGTTTTATAACACAGTTGGATCATAGTGTCAAGTTCCTTGAGAAACTCTGGCCACAACTTAGGATCATTGACGAGTAGCTTTAGACTCATTGCGCAGCCCCACCATTGTTGGCACTAAAGCCCTGTTCATTAGGTAGAGGCACAGAGCCAGTACCAATGTTACCACCACCAGAGCCAGTGGTATCCTGAGCCTGCACCCCTGCTGGAGCCTGCTGCCCTTGAGGAGCCTGAGGCTGTTGTGGTTGTGAAGCTTGGAAGGTTTTAAGGATTTCAGCTTGGATAGCTGCACGTTGCATAGAGTTAGCAACCTTGTCTGGATCAAGTTCCATCGACTTGGCAATCTCACGAACGATGTAGTCAAGTCTAGCGAATGGTGCTAGGATTGGGTTCTGCACCACACCAAGGAACTGCATCAGGCGCTGCGAACGTACTTCATTAGCCATCAGGGACTCTGTACCAGCAGCTTTAACTTCTAGATCACCCTTAATCTCTGGGTCAAAGTCAAACTGCATGTTGAAGCTAAAGAGTGCCTTACCCAGTGGGGCCAGTAGGTAGTCATCAATGTTTTTCACAACAGTACGGATAGAACCATTGGCTGCTGACATAAGCATAGAGATACCAGATGCAGTACGACCCACACCAGAGATACCTGTCTGACCATGTGCAAATGAGGGGAAACCTGTAGACTCATCCGCCAAGACACGAGCCTTGTCAAACATCTGCATATTCTCATTGGACACGTTAGGGAACTTTGTACCAAAGATAGCTTGTCCGGGAGCGCCACCCTGACGGCGGAAGACCTTTCCGGGATACACTGAGAGGTCTTGTCCGGGAACTAGGTTGGTTTCATCTACTTCAATCAGTAGGTTGCCACTCAGTGCAGCATTATCTACAGCCATACGCATAAAGCCATTCATCAGGGTCTGCGTATCGTCCATGTTTTCAGCAACACCTACACCCCACATGGAATAAGGATTAACTTCATATGGAACTACATAGAAGGGGATGATGCTTGGGGTAAATGGGTTAAGTACTAGACGTAGGACACGGCCATTGCACAGCCAGATGTTTACTGCAATATTATCCTTGTTATTCAATTCCTTAGGGATATCAACCTTGTGATCTTCAAGAGTTTTTCTCTCAACATTACCCCAGAACTCCAAGACTTCAAAGCGTTCTGTAGCAACCTGCTGAGCATCGTCTTCCATAGCCTGCTCCCACCACTCTTTAGTGTAGCTAGGGCCAAACTTTAGTGCAATATCAATCTCATTCCTACGAAAAAAAGGACGATTAGCCAGCTTACGTAGTTCACTGTAGGACATCTTATGACGCTCAATGACGTACTCAGCTTCTTCCATGCTGTGTGCATCTGGGTCTGGGTAGAAGTTCCAGACGGATACATTAGATACCATTGGTACAGTCTTAATCACAGGGTTATAAGTACCCTCATCATCCCACTTTGGATATTCTTTATCTACAGCAAATGGGCCTTTCATAATGCCTGTACCAAACAAGGCACACTCTAGTGCAGTTGCACGTAGATGCTTATTGGCAGAAGACTCTTCCAACTGATCATGGATTTTCTTTTCCATCTTCTTAGCTGCAATCATAGCAGGTTCAAAAGTAATCTGTGTTGGGGTAAGACCGGGGCCACTACGGATATCCTGAACAGGGCCAAGTTCATTCTTCATAGAACCAAGACGTTCCATGTAGGTCTGCATCGTCTCTCCGGGAAGCAGTGGCTCAATACCCGCAGCTTTCTCAGCCTTCTTAAGTTCATCATTGGTTTCAATGTGGAAGGATTCTACTACACCCTCAGGCAGTGTCGTAGGGTCAATAACGATGGGAAACTTACCATTACCAAAAAGAACTTCAGACATTTGACCATAAGCAGCAAGCACCTTGGTTTTAGTCACTTTAACAAACACACGAGACTTTTCTGTTGAGGTAAACTTAACATCATCCCCATAGATACCACGGTAATTCTTGTAGGCAGTGATCCAACGATTCTCTTCTGTTTTCCGTGAAGTCTCAGCCTTACTGAATCGTTCTTCAACATAGTTTACAATACCACCAGCAGGTTTATCGTTAGGTGTCTCCCCAGAGGTATCCTTCACAGAAAGCATCTTAATGCTGTCAGTCGAGAGGTTGTCTTCTTCCATCTTTATTTCCAATTTGTATTAGTACCCAGTGAGATACTTGTTGCTTTTTTCAAGATTCATCTTTGCAGGGATTATCCTTAAGTTTTTCTCCACGTGCAACCCACAAACATTTTTACCTTTTAGTGGGATAATATGATCTACGTGGTGTAGCACTCCCGTCCTTTCGGAGACTTTGGCACACAAAACATAGATGCGTTTTATCTGTTCTAGGTCTGCCCAAAGAGGTGTAGCTTTATTTTTCATTGCCCTTCTTTGTGCAACTCTTGCTCGACTTTCTCCGGGATTACTTTCCCTGT